ATAGATGCTTATTTTAAGGCGGTTTAAATAAATGATATGGCGAAAGTGTCTTTAAAAAAAAACATAAAACGGAACAAACTTTCCGACTCGGCACTAAAAGCGGAAATCATAACCCTTTTTAATACCGGAATTACTGGCAAAATGGAAGTTTTCGGAACAATTCGGAAACTATACACTTTAGCAAGGGATAGGTTTACTGAAATGTATGACTCTTGCTACTTAGAGTGGTCAAAAATAAAGGAACAAGCGAATAGCGAAGCAACTACCGAAGCTGCAATAATAGTGGCTAAAAGCGGCTTAAAATCGAAAATAGAAAAGCAGTATCATTTACAACAGCAGATTGACGAAATCCAAAACGAACTGGAAAGGGGTATATTGGAAAAGTACGCTGTAATAAATGGAGAGTGGACAATGGAGCCTCAGATTATGAATGCCGAAACAAAGGCGGTATTAAGAAAAACAATAAAAGAACTATACGCCGAACTAAATAAAATGTGTGGCGACTATTCACCCACCAAAATAGCCAATACAGATGGCAGCGGTAACGATATATCTCCCATCATCAACATTCAAGTAGTCAACCCAATCGAAGATTGACAGCCCAAAACAATATACAGGTAACGCAAGTCTTTAATAAGAACTGGCAGGCGGCCACCGAAACGATAGCCGGTAAAAGAAAATACCGCTACATTGTTAACTCTGGCAGCAGTAGGAGCAGTAAGACCTACTCCCTACTACAGCTATTCTACTTATACGCCTACACCAACCCCAACAAAAAACTTTCGGTTTTTCGGGAAACAAAAAAGAACTGCAAGGCCACGGTATTTGAGGATATGAAAAAAGCTTTTCCCTCAATGCCTGGTTATCGGAGTGTTATTTTAAATATAACCGAAAGCATATTTAAGTTCGCCAACGGTTCCACGATTCACATTGAGGGTACAGATGACAGCGTGAAAGTACACGGGTACCATTGCGACGTGTTATGGCTAAATGAACCATACACAATAGGTAAAGATACTTTCGATCAGTTAGATATGAGGTGTGCCGATTTTGTTTTGATGGACATAAACCCACGGCAAGCACACTGGAGCGAAGCCCTTGTAAAAGATGGCAGGGCTAAATTGATTCACAGCACATTTAAAGACAATCCATTTTGCCCAATAGAGCAACGGGCAAAGATTCTAAGCTACCAACCGTTAAAGCATAGCGAAATAGTAGAATATAAGCTACTCACTGAAGAAACGGCAAGGCATTACGACACGGCGGCCAATAGTAGCGGCTTTACAGATAAGCAGATAAACGAACTGGCAAGGTGTAGGCTAAATGAAGCAAAGAATAGTGCCGATAGCTTTAACTGGAACGTTTATGCATTAGGATTGAAGGCCGAACAACCGAACCGCATCTTCAAGTGGGATGAAATACCGGAACACGAATATCACAGCCTCAATGTCGATAAGTATTACGGGGTGGATTGGGGTACCGCCGACCCGTGGGCAATAGTGGAGGCTAAGTATTACGATGGCGGCCTGTACCTGCATGAACTAAATTACCTATCTGAAAACCAGATAAGGGAAAAGCTAACACATACCGAACTGCAAAACATAACGGCACAAGATGAAGGTATCGTTTCCTTTATGTTCAACAAATTAGGCATAGACAACGAACGGCCAATAGTGTGTGATAGCAACCGGCCAACTAAAATAGCAATGCTAAGGCGGTGCGGATGGTCGCAGGCCACATCTGCCAACAAGGCCAAAGGATCTATCATTGACGGCATAGACTTACTAAAGAACCTGAAAGTATATTACACCCATACGAGCCTTAATATCAAATACGAGCAGGAAAATTACCGCAGGAAACTAGATAGTAACAACGTGGTACTGGACGAGCCAGAAGACTGCGATAATCACTGCTTTATTGGAAGCACTAAAATATCAACACCTTTTGGCCAAAAAAATATGGCAGATTTAATGGAAGGTGACTTAGTGTTGACCCAATATGGTATTAATAAAATTGTCAAAAAATTTAGCAATGGAACTAAGGAAGTTTGCAAATATTATCTTAACTTAGAAGATAATAAAACGCAAATAATTACATGTACGCCGGACCACAAAATACATACGCAGGAATTAGGATGGATACCAATATCCTCATTAAAAAAGGGCATGACGGTTACCCATATCAGGAATTTGACGGTGGTAATGGGTGTGCAAGAATATCACGTAGAAAGACAGCCCGTATATGATTTAATGGTTGAAAACGACCACTCATATTTTGCCGAAAATATACTTGTACATAATTGCATGGACACCTCCAGGTATATTGTCAATTACCTACAAAGGGTAGGCGTTATCAGAAAAGTTTAAAAAGAAATAAATAAATTGTTTGCGTATTGATTTATCCCCTATCTTTGTGTAACAAAACGGCAGGTAGCCGATAAAACGAAAACAATGACAAATCAAATGACAATCAGAGAAATTAGAACAATCTTGTTTGAAACTAATAAGTATGCAGTAATCGGCGCCGATGAAATGACAAACAAAGAAAGCCGTGATTTTCTCTATGCAAAAGAAAATCAAAACGAAATGATGAATGTGATTGATAACGGAAGCCATTTATTAATCTGGAAGTAATGCCGCCAGGTATTATATGATAAAAACTAAAAAACTTCAAAATGAAAACAGTAAAAACAAATCAAGAAGTAAAAAGAGAGCAAGCTATAAAAGCTAATGAGTTATTAAAAACTTGCCCAAAAGAACAAGCTAAATTAGCAAGACAATTGAGAAAGTTAGGTTTATTGTAAACCTAACTTTTAGAACTAAATAAAAAAATTATGGAAGATATAGACTTTGTATTTCTTGAATACACAAACTTCTTAAATGAGAAGTATAAAATATTTGGTGAAGATTGGGTTAGAATATCAGATGATAAAATTATTTACAACATCACTGAAATATTACAAGATTTTAAACTTGAAAGACCTGAATTATGGCAAAGCAAATAAAGGGAAAAAGCCCTGCTGGTCGCAAACCAATTGAAGATAAAAAGGTAGTTGTGAACTTGTTTATTCGTCAGTCAGAATTAGACAAACGAGGTGGTAAAGAAAAAGTCCAAAAGTCCTGCTATGAGTTTTTGGGTGTGTCCGCAAAATAGCGTACAACGTTTCGGGGCTTTGCGAAGTTGTGCCTATCCACGGCTATCTTTCGGCACAATTTTGCAAAACCCTTGTTGTACGCTGTTTTTATTATTAATCATTAAATTAAAATTATAAATATGTCAAAAAAAGTAAAATTTGAAAATGTAGAAGTTGGTACAATAGCACTTATACAACAAACAGAAACAGGTCGGATTCTTCAAATTGGTTTAACCGAAGAACAAAGTAGAATGTTGCAGTTTTTTCTTGCTTCAATGTCAACTAAAGAATCTCCTTTGGTTCAAATGGGAGAAGACCATGATTTAGTTTTAAAAAGTTCAATCTGTAAGCGGTGTCAGTCAAAATAGCGTACAACGAAAAAGCATTGGCGAAGTTGCCGATTTTGAAAAACAAAAGTCGAATATGAATACACAGTTAAATAGTAGCACCGAAGTTGAAGTTAGCACGTCAAGCGGCAATATTGCCAATGCAGTGTTAGCAGCAGCTTTTCGTCCACTTACTCAAAAACAGATTTATCAATTAACAGAAGGTAAAAAGCACTGGTCAGAGAAAAAACAGCACCTTGTTAAATTGGCAAAAAACTTTGGTATATTAATAAATTCAGATAAAGATTTGAAGTATCTGATTGAAGTTCATTGTCCGAAGGAAGAAAAAAGAATTAAGAAACAGTTTTTTATTGATAGCCAAACTGGTAAAAGAAAAACACATTTAACACCTACTGATGTAAAGGGTGATTTTACTAAAATTACTAGACCCGTAATTGGTGTAAAGTATCATATTAGTTGGGCTTTTAGTGGTGCCGTTTTTAAACTTGTCAAAGTAGAAGGCGATAATTGTTATTTGGATAATCCAAAGTATAAAAGAAAGCAGTTGCTTACTTGCAAAGTGTCCGAACTTAGAGGGCTTCGCTAAAGTTGCTGCTAACGTTCGGGTATTGCCGAAGGCGGGGAAATAGAATTACCTCCGCTGGGTAGCAAATTAGGTGAAGTTAAATAGTAATTCTGTTGTTGATTGCGGTTACGTCTGCCCCGCTTTTGGCAATACATTTGTTGGCAGCAGTTAAATTTTTTACAATGAACACAGAAAGAGAACGTGAAATGGCTTTGCTTGAAACGATAAATCACAAAGTTGATTATTGGGATGCAGAACTAAGAATGGGAATAAAAGGTCAAACTGGCTTACAAGCAAAGCAGCTATTCACAATGGAAAGAATGTATAAAAATTGGAATGATTGGCGGGTTAAATTAGGTGTCTGGCTTATTAGGAGGACTGGCCTCTAATTGCTGCCAACGTTCAGGGCTTTGTGCCGTTCTAATTTTTAAAACTTTTATTTGTTCTTCGTCTTCTGCAATATTAACCTCATGAAATTCTATATCTTCTCTAGTATTTCTACCCTTAGCTTCCTCGAATATGGGAGCTAATACTTTACAGGGATTGCAGTTATCACCTCGGTATTTCACTATTTGGTACATGGTTTGTAAGTTGATAATAAATAAATATTGCGTTTAAACTCAGAGATTGAAGGTGATCGTAGTCTTCTATGTCTGTATAGTTTCCTTTCATAACCTCTATAGTGTGTCTTAGTAAGGCTTGTTTTAGGCTTTCTATATCCATAGGTTTTTGTCGATTGTATGGAGGGTATTTGTCTTTGTTCTGCTCCATTCTTTTAGCCATAGCTTCTATGAAGTTCCAGTCTAGTTCATAGGATAGTTTGTTATCTGATTCTTTTTTGCCATTTATTTTACTTACTATCACTTCTTCTTGTTCAGTCGTAACAGTTGGTGCGTTTCACCATCACTTATTTTCTATTAGAATGTACTCTTGAGCTTCTTTGCAAATACAATGTGATTCTTTTCTAAGTCTTACTCTTCAGCAGTCAGGACATATTGTTTTCATTTACTCAAATAATAGAATAAATAATCAGAATCATAGTACAAGTAGAATCAGTGGGATAACTACTGTAAGAAATAGTAC